CTCCCAAGCAAGACGCGCAAGACTACGTCGACGACAACGACGTCGCCGCGATCCTCGCCGGCAAGCTGCCCGCGAGCATGGGACCGCAGCCGCGCCTCGACGCCATCGACGCCGACGACGTGCACGGCATACTCGACGCCAAGCGACTTGCGCCGCCTCGCGTCTTCGACCCGGAGTGGACACAGCCGCTCGACACATCGCTGCAAGCTGCGGCCGCTGCGCGCACGACACCGGCCGCTCAGCCCCAGCGCGTCGACGCCGGCGGCAACCACGACGTGCACGCCATCCTCGAAGGACGCCACACGGCGGCGCCGCAACGAGTGTTTGCGCCTTCGCCGTGGACGCAGCCGCTCGCCTCTTCGCGGTCAAAACTCCGCGCCGACGCTTCGAGCTCGAGCGCCTATCGAGCCCCGTGGCGCTCGCCGCTGAGCTCGTCGAAGCAGTGATAAGACTTCCCTTCAGTTGCGTGTGTGTGTCCATTGAACGCCGGGGGCCCTCCACGAGTGGACGGGGACGGGCCCTCGGCGGCGCCTTGCGCTTCGCAGCCGTCGGCGGCGTTTCTGGACACACGCAGGCGTTGAACCACTCGCAGTGTCCAGAAACTACTGCATAGGCTCGGCGACTCGGTCGCGACGGACATAGCCGAGCTCCTCGATCGCGGCTTCGAGCTCGTCGTCGGTCATGTCGGCCGGCGTCTTCCTGACAACGTCAAGCGTGCGCTTCGAGCCCCAACGCTTCGGAAAACGCCGCTCGAGAAACCACGCAGCCGCTCGCCAGTCATCTCTCGCAGCCTCAAACAGGTTGAGTGACAGACGGACCTCGCACGCTGCCTGCGCACGCTCGAGCCGCTCGCGGAAGGCCGCATACGGCTCGCGCCCTTTCTCGCCATGCGCGAGCCAGTTGTACAGCGTGGCGCGTGCAATGCCGTGCCTGCGCGCTGCCACGCGCAGTGTCACGCCACCCTTGACCATCGCGCATATCGCTCGGCCTAGCTTCGCCGTGTAGAGCGTCGGACGGGCCATCAGTCGCCACCCATCGCAGCGGCGCCGTAGCCGTCATGGGTTCGCGCTCCGGGCTCTGCAACGCGAGCGTCAGCGGTGCCGTTGCGGAGCCAGGACGCGAAACGCTGCCCGAACTCCGCACCGGGCTGCGGCACCACTGCGCCCCGCGGATAGGTCTCGCAGCACGTCTTAGTGATCGTCCAACGATGCTCGGCGTCCAAGTAGCCGACGACGTCGAACTCATATTCGAAGCCCTCGCGCTGCACCGGCTCGAGCCCGACTTCGCGCGGCTGCTTCACCGTGCGCCCCGCTCGGTTCTGGACCTCGACCATCTCGTATGCCTTGCGGCTGCGCATAGTGCCGATCACATGCCCGGGGTACTGCAAAATCAAGTCGAACAGGTGAGCGTGTTCCGGGCTGACTGTCTTCCACGCCGCGAACTCGTTGCCCGACTCACTGTTGCGGGCCATCGTCGCGACCATCTCGAGCGCGCCCTGCTCACCCATCCACTCGTGAGACAGACTGTCGATGATTACGCCGTCGATGTTGGCTTTCGCCGCGGCTTCGAGCGCTTCGCAGTACATGCGCGGTGCATGGTTCGGCAGCACGACGACGCCGAACTCGACGCCCTTGCCTGACTGCTTCCGAGACTTGCCGCGCTCAGAGTCGACGAGCCCGATGCGCTGACACCCGAGCCCCGCAGCTATGCGCAGCGCACTGTATGTTTTGCCCGAGCCCGGAGGCCCAACAATGGCTATGCGCGCATGCGATTGCGCGCGCTTCGCTTGCACAAATTGTAGCGCCATACGATCTTAAGCATGACGGAATCAGTGCACTCCGTCGATCCCCCTAACGCATGGAACTGCGCCCATACCAGCACGAAGCCGTCGCCGCAGTGGCTCGCGAACACGAGCGCGTGCGCTCTACTCTGCTCGTGCTCGCGACTGGCTTGGGCAAAACTGTCACCTTCGCGGCGATCGCTCGCGACCTCGCAGCACACGGCGGCCGGACACTCGTGCTCGCCCATCGCGCCGAGCTTCTCGAGCAGGCTGCGGCGACCCTGCGCAAGCTCGGTCTGCGCGCCGGCATCGAACAGGCTGCGCGCAGCGTGGGCCCGCTCGAGATGCCCGACGCCATCGTCGCCAGCGTGCAGACCCTGCAACGCGATCGGCTCGCCGGCTACCAGCGCGACACCTTCCGTCTGATTGTCGTCGACGAGTGCCATCACGCCACGGCGGCGAGCTACCGCACCATTCTCGACTACTTCACGCCGGCGAAGGTGCTCGGCGTGACTGCCACGCCCGACCGCGGCGACGGCGTCGGACTGCGCGTCGTGTTCGACTCGACCGCCTACCGCTTCGAGCTGCGCGACGGCATCAAAGCCGGCTGGCTCGCCCCGCTCGAAGTGCGCGCCGTCGAAGTGCAGTCGCTCGACCTGTCCCGCGTGAAGATGCGCGCCGGCGAGCTCGCCGCCGACGAGCTCGAAGCCGAGCTGCTTCGCGATGGCGTCCTGCACGAGATTGCCGGCCCGCTCGTCGAGCTCGGCGCCGGCCGGCAGACCCTCGCGTTCACAGTCGGCGTCAAACAGGCACACGCACTCGCCGAAGTGCTGCGCGCCCGTGGCGTCTCCGCTGCCGCCGTCGACGGCTCCATGTCGGACGCCGCTCGAGCGGCCGTGCTCGCCGACTACCGCGCCAAGCGCGTCAACGTCGTGTGCAACGCCATGCTGTGGACCGAAGGCTTCGACGACCCGGCGACGAACTGCATCGCGCTTGTGAGGCCCACTGGCACGCGTGCGCTCGTCGCTCAGATGATCGGCCGCGGCACGCGCACTGCGCCGGGCAAGACGTCGTGCCTCGTGCTCGACTTCCAACCCGGTCGCATGTCGCGCATGCGGCTCGCGAGCCCGCTCGACGTGCTCGCCGGCGACGACCTGCCCGAGACCAAGCAGGACAAGGCCGACCGCAAAGAGAAGGAGCGGCTACTCGTCGGGCTCGAGCGCCGGCGCTGGATTCGGGAAGTCGGCGTCGTGTATGCGGCTCCGCAGCTCGACGTCGCCGAGCTGCTCGAAGCGCTCGGCCAGGCTTCCGACGGCGGCACGCCGGCGACGCCGCGGCAGCTCGAAGCGCTCGAGCGCGCCGGCTTCGACGACCTCGGAAACATCAGCCGAGCGCAGGCGTCCGCGCTCTTCGGCGTGCTCGAGCAGCGCCGTGCGGCCGGGCTGTGCACACTCAAGCAAGCGCGCACATTGAAGCGACTCGGCTTCGACCCCGACTTGACGCTCGAGCAAGCCGGCTACGTACTCGGCGCCATGTCCGACGCCAAGTGGCGCATGTCCCGCGACGCTCGAGCTCGACTGATGGCCGAGCTGCGACGCTAGGCAGCGCGCACGACTTCAACAACCTGCTGCCGATAACCTCCGGTCGCCGCGAAGCCGCGCTTGAACTTCATTGACCCAAGTGCATGAGGACTTTACCCATCGCCATGCACAGGAGCGCCGCGATCACACAACCCGCAACACCAAAGTTATCAATCAAAAACGTCAACATGTTTACTTCTCCACGTACCGCACCGTGCACGAGCGCGGGCATGTTTGAATCATAGGGTAGAGACCGAGCACGGCACAGATGCACATGTCAGCCTAACGGCGCCCGAACGCACCGCAGCGCACGGCGGCGGATCGCGCGGTGTCTCGCGCTCCGCTGCGCTAGGTCTTTGCCCCGCTCGGAGCATTGCTCCACCTCGAAATAGTCCCCGCTATTCCGCAGCCGCCGTCCAGCAGCTCCATCGTGTAGTAAGTGCCGTCGGTCGACCTCGCGTAGTCACTCACCGCGCGCTTTTGCAGCCATCAGCGGCAAGCGCATTCGACCCGAGGGAAGAGCTCTGCTCGCATGCCGCTGCCAGCGGCCGACGTCGCGAGAGTCCTAGATGTGGGTCAAAATCGCACCTTCTAAAGCTCTCTCGGTTCACTCGGCCAGGAAGGCACCTAGCCGTCGCTGTGAGCCGCGAAGGTCCCGAGATGCTGCCGTGCATCTTCGAGCCGTCTATCGCGGGGCAGCCAGCCAGATACGCAGCTGAACTCTGCGGCATGCGTGGGTTCATCCTCCGGCCTCGCCAAGCTGACGGGACCGGTTCCGGGCAGCCAGCCCGGAATCGGGCCCGGCAGCGCCGGGAACAACACTACCGTTCCGTTCCGTTGACGATTTTTGGCGAAAAGCTCAATGGTTTCACCAAGAACTCCACCCCATTAGGGGAACCTATCGCCCGGCATTGGGGGAACCTATCGCCCGGCATTGGGGGAACCTATGGTCACGCTCACTTGGGCGTCCTATGGCGGCGACGGGCAGCTGCACTTCTGCGGCCAGCTTCGGAGCTGTCGAGCTCGATCTTGCCCGCTTCGAGCAGGAAGCTGCGAGCGCGCGCGTGCGAGTCGCCGAGTGTGTAAGCGTCGTCGTCGACGCGGTGCAGGAATGCGGGCGCGTCTGTGTCGCTTTTTGTCCATCGGTCCAGGACACGACCGATCAGCGCGGATGGCAGATGCGCGGCGCTAAACAACTCCGCCCATCGCTCGAGCGTGAGCACGACAGCGCCGCTTAGGTATAGCTCGGGAGCCCGTCGACGTAGCTCGCGCATGACGAGCATCGATGCCGTTGCTTGCGCGCTGTGGTCGGCGGGACGGCCAACCATCGGCGGCAGTTCCACGATTGGCACGAGGCGCTTGTGTTCGGGTTTGCTAGGCAGCTGGAACCCGTAATGCGGCAGCAGCATCGTGCCGAGCACGATCTCGAGCTGCGACCTGCGACGCCCGACCGCTGGTATGTCGCGCACTGCTAGCAGGTTGCCGCGCGAGCCATCTGGCAGAGAAAGCCAGCAGCACGCTTGCGCATGCACGATCGCTCGCAGTTCTTGCGTGAGCTTGTTGCTGCTGCCGATTTTGAGTTGGTCGGCTAGGCCATCCCATCCGCCATCGACTTTGATGGCGCGTGCATCGGTGATGCCTGCCATCACGCGTGCGAAGCCAGTCATGATCTCCCACCGCAAAACGCGATGCGCGGTGATGTTGCCGAGCAGGCTGGCACCGCGTTGTACGAGCTTTGAGAGCTGCGCGACGGTGTCGTCTGGCAGAGCAGGCAGGGTCGTTGCTTGCTCCGCTTGCTTCGAAACCTCTGCGATGACCGGCTCGGTGCTGCCAAACCGCAGCGTCCGCTGGCCGCGGCTCGTCTCGGATGCAAACGCCTTCGAGTGCGCGGTGATAACGTCCTCGTGCACGCTCTCGACGAGCGCCGGTGAGCTGCGAACCTCATCCATCCACAGCGCTTTGACGAGCAGATTTAGCCCTGGAGACGAACGCTTTTCGAGCCGCCATAGTCGCCAGGGATCTTTGCTCGGGTCGTCTTTCGCCAACCACTCTGCGGCGCGCTGCTTGCCCGTGCGACCGCAGCCTTTCAGACAGGCGATAAAGGCTTTATTGAGCGCCGCTGAGAAGTCTCTAGCCGCGGCTATTCGCTCATCGATGGTAGTGAGTGTCGTTCCATACGGCACGTCGACCGACGCCATTGAATTGCGCAGGACGCGGATGCGCTGCATTGCAGCGGTCGCGAGTGCGTCGCGCTCGTACGCCTGCACTGGCCGCTGGTGTGCAGCAGAAATCGCTTCCTGCGCGATGTCGCGCAGGATCGCGTATGTGGACTCCGGCCCGGTGGACTCCCTTGCTTCTGTGACTTCACCCTCGGCGACCGACTCGATGAGCTCGACAGCTCTAATCCCCTCGAGAATGAAATCGAACGATGTGGCATCGGGATCATCCCACATTCGCGGCAGAAGCTCGCGCAGCTTGTCAGGTGCGCTTCGCATCAATCTGTATCCCGTGGGTCATGGAACGGCCGTGGCTGACTACTGCTGCCGTTGGTGCGCCTGCTTGGCGGTGCGCTGCCATGTGGTTCGCTCGACTTCTCGCGCTTGCTAGGTTGCTGCATGCATTCGTTCCATGCTGCGCGCTCGAGCTCGTGCGCTAGACGCAGCACGCCGCGTTCTTCCGGCACGAGATGCAATCGTGACATCGCATCTTCGGCCGCGCCATTGGTCTTTGCGACCTCGAAAAACGCATTGCGCAGCGGCAGGCTTGGTGTGCGCTTGTCGCTGTCGACATCGATGCGGAGCTTGGCCAACACGCCGAGCCAGCGCACAGCGCCGGCGAGCGCGCTCGAGCCACGCACAGCATCTTGTGTCAGTGCAGATTGCAGCCATTTGCCAGGGTTGTCGAGGTTGGCGTCAGACTTACGCGTGTGATGCAGCACGACCACAGTAGGGTTGCCTGCGATCTGCGTCCACTCTACAAACTCCTGAATCACATCGGTTGCTGCCTCGGCGCTCGCTTCGACTTCTCCGCGCGCCGACCGCGCCAGCGTGTCGACGACGATCAGCGACCAAGGCTCGCCCGGAACCGCCAGTCTCGCGCTCACGCGATCGAACAGCTCGAGCCGACTCACAGAGCTGTCTGCTGCCGAGTAGCGCACGAGCGCGCGCTTCTTGCAGGCGCGCACGTCGGCATCGTTCCAAGACATGATATGCAGGCGCTACAGGTACGCGTCGCGCTGCCACTCCTCCAACAACCCGCGAGCCGCGCAGATGTCGCGCAGGCGCTGTCCGACCATCTCGCGTGTGTCCTCGAGCGATATAAACAACACGCGCCCTGCATCCTGTTCGCGAACATACGGTAGGCCAGGCACGTCTTTGACGCCAAACAGTGGGCCGCCGTTGGCGGCTGCGAGCAGCAGTTCCAGCGCGAGCCACGACTTACCCGAGCCCGGCGCGCCCGCCAACATGGCGGAGATGCCACGGGGCATCATGCCGGCGCCGGCGCCATACGGCCCACCGTCGACGTAAAAGAGGCACGGCACGCGCTCGGCGAGTCCGGAAAGCTCCGTGGACGTGAACGGTCGCGCCTCGATCGGCTGTATCGGCTGTACGGTAGCGCGCTCGACCACCGTTCCATCGGCCGCGGTCGACATCGTCTCGCCGCGCTCGTGCAGGTCGTCGTCGTCTTCGTCGAAGATGCTCATACACACCTCACAGTGTTCATGGCCACAAGGCTATATCCAGGTCGCAAAACAATCTGAACTGCACTGCGACCATACAGTGATTGAACGATGCGCGTCGCGTACTTCGCGCCGGCGTCGTTGTGGTCCGTCGCGATGTAGACGCGAGCGCCATCGGGAATGCGTGCCGCGAGCTCGTCCGTCCACGAACCGCTTTCGATGCCGATCGCGGCTGGTGCGTACTCGGCGGCATCGCCGCGAAGTGTCGACCGCATGCACCATTTCTTCTCGCCCTCGCACACTTCGAGCTGTATCGGCTCGTCGCTCGGCCACCACTCCGGCCGGCGACCGCTCGCGAGCACTTGCCGAGCCAGCGGACACGCGAGCACTAGGCCGCGGCGCTCGAAGCCGCTCGCTGCGCGAGACTTCGGCTCGACGCCCTCGCGCACGCATCGCGCGAGCAGGCTGCGCACTGCGCCGCGAGCATCGACCATTGGCACGACGAGCAGGTAACC